TGTCAAAGTAATACCATTCGCCTTTATATTTCAACCATTTTTCACAATAAGCATAGCCCTCACTATCAAAGTAATACCATTCGCCATTGATTTTAGACCAACTATTTTTCGCATAATCTCCGTTTGGTAGTCTATACCACCATTTGCCCGTTTCTTCTTCATATCGCCAACCTATCGGCTCATTGCTTGCATTTAAGTAACCTTTAACTTTTTCTACAAAGTGGCTCCAACAAATGCCGTTTTTACAAGCTCGTATTTGCTCTGGACAATTTTTCCCTGTCCAGTAATTGTGCTGTACCATTTTGCTAATATCTATATTTTCTTCTTTAAGTATCATTGCAGCCAATTTCGCCCCATTTTCTACAGCTTGGTTATAATCGCCGTCTAAATTGACACAAATTTCTATTGAGATACTTTCTGTGTTTCCTTTCCTCGCCCATCTCCTGCATGCCATATCTTGAAATCGTGGTCGTGTGTTTGTATAGCTTCGTGGTCATCAACTTGCCAATGCCAACCATAACCTATACCTGACCTAGCTTGTAGGTTGTGGTGTGCTTTTGCATTAGATCCTTCATCTGTATTCCCTGTTTGGTGAATTGTTAGAAAATTTTTAGGATTTCCTCTACCAAAGCTTACTCTATTTGAAACCGCATCTGATACAATTAATCTTTTAATATCCATAAAATCACTCTCCTATAAATCGCTATACTTTTGCTTTGTATAGTTTATTCTTTTGTTTAAAACTTCTCTATATGCTTTCATATGCTCTTTTTGATTAATCAAAAGTTCTATTTCTCGTCTATCTAATGGCTTTGTTTTTAAAGCTTTTTCAAGCTTAATTATTCTTTCATCTAATTGATTGTATTCTTGATACATCCTATCTAAAAAATCAATTTTTTTCATATGTTTTTTCTCCTATTTAAAGAAAAATAAAGGGTATTACACCCTTTATCTTCTATCATTATTAGGTTCGTTATATCCTAATGCTCTTTCACTATCTGATATTCCTTTTGTAGTAGGGTCTGTGATAACTCCAATTATTGCTAGAATAACAAATACTGTTTCAATTATTCCTAAAAGTTCTTTTGATACATTAGTAAAATCTACATTTACTCCAAAAAGTTCTAAAACTTGTTTTCCTAATAAAGCTAGTGCAGGAATTATTGCTATCCAAAATGCTCTGTTTTTTACTCTTACTTTCCAATTAATTTTCATACTATTTATTCTCCTTTTTAATGTTTTCTATTTCTTCTATTGCTTTATCTATCATTGCACTATTTGGATTGAATTTCCCTGCTTTTGCAGGTAACTTTATAACTTCTTTAACTCTTTCCTCAATAGTGCAATTTCCACCTAATAAAGCATATCCCTCGTAAAGTTGTCTTATACAGTAAATTTCTTCTTTGTAAATATATCCCCTATCTAATATATCATTAGTATAGTTGATTATTAGTTGCCTTAAAATCGACCTAATTGAATTACTTTGCTTTTCATCTTCTAACTTCATTTCTTCAAAAGCAATACTCAATTTTTCAATTTCTTTATTTAACCTAGCAACTGTGTTATTTAAGCTATTAATAACAACAATTCCACTATAAAGATTTTTTGCAAGTAGCAAAACAGCTCCAATTGCACTTGCATAACCTCCTATTTTTAGAATATCCACAATTTTATTCTCCTACCTTTCTACAAACGTTGAAATTTCAATAAATGGCTCAAAATACCCCCTATTTTGCATTATTTTTATTTTTTAATGGTAAACTATGCCTAAATTATAGATTTTTTGGTATTAATTGCCAATAATTACTCTTTAAGTCAGGTACTTCTCCATTTTTTACTTCTTTTATCGCTTTATATAGTTCATTATAATGAATTACATAGCTACCTAACTTATAGCTTTTATCTCTTGAATAAAATTCGGCTTTATTATAATTATCGGCATATTCAGGATTGATATTTTTATCTGCCTTTTCGACAATCTTCTCCCAAAGTTCAGGACTGTTTATAGGTATGTTTTCATAAGTTGCGTTGTTACTTTCTTTACATTTAAAGACAAGTCCTAAATGGTTTACATACTCGCCCTTACTAAAAAACTCGCCTACTCCCCATTTTCTGAAAAAATCAGGATTTTGTAACTTTTCTTTTTCTGTGGACTTCTTGATAACAAACTCTAAAAGTCTTTGTGTTTGCTCCTCAATTTCTTCGTTTGGTGTCTTTAAGACTTTGCATAGTCCTACAACCTTTCTTAATTCATTTTCAATAGTGCTAACATCACTTGCTACTACCTCTACATAGTTTGAACGTCTTGCAATTACTTCATAACGTTCCTTTCCATTTACAGTAGTTACTTTAATTACTACTTCTGCTATTTCTTTTTCTGTCATTCTTTTACTCCTTTGCTTTGAAAGTTATACAATCCAAACTTATCCAGTTTGTACTGATTTCGTTTTTATTCTCTATTAAAATGTTTCCATCTTCATAAATTTTTAAAACTGCTGACTTGTACCCTGTGCAGGGAACAAAAACTATTAAATCTTTTTGAGGTCTGCAATCTTCTCTTGTAATTCTAGCCAACCATTCTGACGCTGTATTTTTTACTATTCCCTGTATATGAACCAACCCTGACGGGTCTTTAAAATACTTCAATTCATTTTTTGCGTCATAAGGTGTAGTGCTATTATAAAGGTGCATTTTTGTCCAATTTTCTACCTCAATTTTTTTAATGTAAATAGGTATATTACATTCGATTAGATTTTCTTTTGTTGCAGGTTTTCCAAAGTTAAGCCCTGTTCCTGACTTGTGAATGGATAATAGCACAAATTTTGAAGATATATCAAAAGTAATACTGTTGGTATTCTCCGTTGAAAAAGTATCGCTAATTGTTAATCTGAATTGATAACGTGCATTCTCATCATTATTAAAAGATAATTTATTAGCTTGTTTAAAACTATAATCAGTTCCTGTAAATTCTGTTATCCAATTAGTCGTTTTCTCTTTTTTCTTTTCGATTTTCCAATTAGTTCTATTCTTTCCGTTTAGACTAGACATTGTAAAATCAATATCCATTTTTACATTTCGTTGGTCTGTCTGTGTTCTATCACCTACAAACTTTGTTATCTTTGGTAATTCATAAGGTTGAACAGTTATTCTTTTTGTATATTCTTTTACTCTATCTCTTGTATCTATCGCCTTTACAACAATGTCAACATTGCCACTATCTTGCATTATATTTGTTTCTTCAACAAAAAAAGCACCATTTTTCGCTTCTGCATAGTGCTTATTCTTTCCTATATTAACTTCGATTTTTGCAATTGTTGACTGTTCTATTCCCTCTGCCTGAACCTTAACTTTTAGCTTACTTTGATTTTGAACGTATATACCTAAAGACTTTGCTTTTTCGTTTAGTTCTATCAATTCAACACTTGATATAGTAGGTACTAAGTGGAGAGGTACTTTCATATACCAACCTGTGCTATAAGCTGTTTCGCCTATAAGTGTTTCTCCTCTATAAGTCTTTATTCCTATATCCATATAGATAATACTTGAATTAGGTTGTAATGCGTTATGTTCTGCACTAGGTGTAAAAGTTAGGTTAAGATCTTTTGTCTTTTGTGCAATATAATGCCAATTGCTACTGCCCTTATCTCCTCTTATTACATACCAAACATCGTGAACAATATTTTCGCCCTCTAAAGCCTTATTTATGTGTATAGTATGTGGTGTTCCTAGTTCTCTTGTTCCCTCCATAGTATTTGAAATGGTACTCATTCTAGGTATCTTATCAAGTTCAATATTTACCTTTTCTATATCAATTCTTTTAAAAAAAGTTCCTCTGATATTAGCTTCAACATCTAATAAAGCACTTAAAGAAATATTACAAGTTCCGTCTGCATTATGATATATTCTTTTGTAAATACTTCCTAAATGAACTTCTTCTCCACCTCGTGAATTTAAACTAGATACAATTTCATAGCTGACGTTATTAATAAAAATTGAGTGGTTTCTCCTGCCTGTGTAAATGTTATATCCACTAGCACAAACTAAATAAAGGTTACAAGTTAAATCGCTGTAATTTTCTTCTTGACTTTGTGTTATGTTCCAATCAAGTTTAGCTGTATAACCTCTCCAACTACCCGTCAATGTTCCTCTATTCAACTTATCCCACCACCTTTATTAAATCTAAATTTCCATTACTTTGTACTACAAAAGCAAAATCGCCAATAGTTAAACTATTTTGTATTTTAGCTTTTGTGATACACAATTCGTTATTGCTTATATAAGCAACTTCATTATTATTTTGTAAAAAGCTAATTTTTTTATTTGTTATAATACATTTTAAACTACTGTTGACCTCTGCAAGTTCAATGTTTCCATTTATAAAACGTATATATCTTGATATATCATTAAATCTATCTAAAATCGCTCTGTTATTGCTATCTAATAATCTTTGGTAATTATTAAAATTAAACGTAAACTCATCATTAGTCTGTTTAAATGATGTTGTTATCTCCGTTCTAATTTTCGTTTGGTCTATCTTTAATTCATTTAATCTATCAATGATATTCAAGTTATCACTTTGAAGATAAGCTATAAGTTTTCTTGCTTCTTCATCCATTTTTTCAATATCTTCTAAAGCAGGTGTCCACGTTGTTGCGACATTTCCCTCCTCAATTTTTAACTTATTCATAATTAAGGAAATGTCTTTACCTGCTGTAACAACCTCTACATAAACTCTTTTTATTTCTTTGCCTTTTAAAACAATTCTCGCTTTTTCTTTCGCTTTTACTGTGAATTTATCTTCTGCAGTATATTCATTTAAAAAGAATTTAATATCATAATCGGATAAATTTTTTACATCTGCACTAAAAGTGTAAACTCTCTTTTCGTTAAAATTTATTTGGCTTTCTTCTAAATTATAATAACCTAGAATATCACTAGGGCTGTCCTCACTTCTACCTATAAATTTAACTATTGTATTATCTTTTAATTCTTCGTTGTCATTTACTTCTTCTGTGTCTATATGGTCTGCTCCAAAGACTTCCCATTTTGTTGTATCGCCTAATAGACTTTCTGTTAATAGGTTTCTCGCTCCTACCTGAATTTCTTTTATTTTATTAGTTACAGTTTCACTTGCTGTTGATATAATTTCATTACTCTTAATTTCTAAAGCTGTATTAAGTTCTCTTTTAACTTCATCAAATTTATCACTAAATTTTGTTTGTATCGCAAGAGTAATACTGTTTTTTAACTTTGAAAATATATTGCTTACTTCTGCTCCCATATCTTCAAATTGTTGTCTAAATGTTTCGTTTGAAATTATCTGACCTATAAAAGCTGTATCAACAATTAATTTTTTAATCTTTGCTAAGTCAATATTAGCTACTATTGTATTTAATATCTCTGTATCTGTAACAACAGCCTTTAACCATACAACATCAGCTGTAATACTTTCGATTATGCTTTGTTGTCCTTTTTGACTTCTTACATACTTTTCTGTTTCTGCATTAGATAAAGCCTTTATCTTTTCTTCATCTAAATTATTCTTTGCTTTTTCGATTTCTTCTTCTAAGCTAGTTTTAACACTTTGCAAAAGCTGTTCAATAGCTACTTTATTTTCTTGTATAGTTTTCTTTGTTTCTTTTTCTATTTCTGCTTTTGATTTTTCTATTTTCTCTGTTGTATTTCTACTAACAGTATCTATCTTATTATCTATACTTTCATCAACACTTCGCACAGCTAGAGTAATTTTGTTTCCAACGTCATTTTGTATATCTGTCTTTGTTTCTTCTATTTTATTATCAAGTTTAGAATTAATGGAAACAGTCGCAACCTCCAACTTTTTATCTACTTTATTTTCCAAACTATTTAATAAGTTTTCGTTATTAATTGTAATTTTTTTCTCTGTCTTGCTTAAAAGTGTATCTGACAAACTCTTTAGCTTATATCCAAAATCAACTTGCAAATATCTAAACTCCATAGGGCTGAAAACATAACCTATAACGTCAATTCTTTTATGAATGTTATAATCTTCATAGTAGATTATACAAGTATCATCAATATCTAAATTGTAGGAATTTATCTCATCTGTTCCAACTAATGAAAAACTTTCCTTTGGTAAATCTATTTGGTATATCTTAAAAAGATTTTCTCCATATTTTTTTAAAGCGTCAAGAGTTCTAAAACTATCCTCATACTCTCTAAAGTCTGCTAGGATATAAGGATATTCATTAATTAAAGGACTTTCGACAACTGTTTCAAAAACAACATCTTTATCCTTTTCGTTATCTGTTCTTTTATTAGCTTTCATATAAAGCCTAGTAACTACATTGTCTGCGTCTTGCTTGATATTTATATCATTTACATTTTTTCTGTTAGCTACTATATATTCTGTATCTTTACCACGTCTAGCAAGATATTTGATTTTATAATTGTCAAATAAATAAGTTCCCTGCCATAGTGTTGATATAGAAAATTCACTACTTAACAAGACATCAAATAGCATTTTATTTTCCATATTGATAGTATGAATATCTGAAATATCAGAATAAAAACTAAAATTGTTATTATCTGCTATTGTACTACTAATACTCTGAAAAACTGTTGAGCAACTTTTATCTTTAAAAGAAAACTTAGGAACATATAATTTTTTACTTAAAAAGCCTATATGTTTAGCATAAATCTTTACACCTTTTACCAACTTTTGAATATCAGTTATAAAAAATAATTGTTGCTTATAATTAGGTGTATCGCACTTTATAATTGAAAACTTTTTAAATAAGTTGTGTAATTTTATTTCCTCGCCTGTTTCAAAAGCCAAACTGTGATTGAGTGGATATTCAAACTCTAAATCATATCTTCCGTTCTTTTCTTCAACTAGCTTGTCATTTCTAGCATATTTAAGGGCGACATACTCGCCCCTGTTAATTTCTAAATAAATCATAGAGTAAATACCTCCATTGAATTTTAAATTCTGCCTTACAATTACTTAATAAAATCGGATTGTTTCCAATATCTAAATAAGGTATTTTACCTCCAACAAAAGCACTATTTTTAAATTCGCCATTTTGTGTAATTTCAATCTCTTGTAAATCTACATTTAATGGGCTTAAACTATCTGTCTTAAATTCCATTTTAATACCATTAATAGCTATAAAAAAGTTGTTATTTGTTGGTGTTAATTTAATAAAGGGATATACCCTTAAATGTCCTTTATTTTCAATAACTCCGTTAGTATTCATTACTATTGTTTCTGTATTTTTACAACAAAAAGGTTGTAGAGTAAAAGTAACTACAACCTTTTTATAATCATTCTTAAATTTTCCATAAGTGATATTTGATACAAAGCCTTTGTAAAAGATAGTATCGTTATTAAAGTATATATCTACTATTTTTGTAGGTATAAAGTATTGACCTAGTTTTTGTATATATTTTGTATAAAAAGTAATTGTAATAGGTATCTCATTCAAAATTTTTAAATCTTCTAAAATAAAGCCATCTCTATTATATTGCTTTATTAATTCAAAATTAGAATTAATACTCGTATCACTTATAGTTGATATACCTTTAAACTTAATACCATTATAGATAATATATAGTTTATCTGTAAAATTATTAAATTTTATTTCTTGCATTATACCACCTCTTTATTAAGTTCGTATCTCATTTCTTGCATTATCTTCTTAATATCTCTATCATCTCTTATAACAACATTATCAAAATGAACAGTAACTTCTTGCTTAACTATTTTTTCCTCTTTACCTCTATTCACACTGTCAATACCTCTATAAATAGGTTGCATTTGTTTTTTAACTTCGCTTCTGACTGCGTCTATCATTAGTCTTGTACTTGCTATATGATTAGTAATTCTAGTTCCTGTTGGCAAGTCCATAATGTCATCTCCTCTATGGTTGCCTAACATTCGCCCTGCTGTTCCTCTAGGTAAATCAAATAGTTCCCAACCCATTTCATTTACTCTAGTCCTAACCATACCACCATTAGCAAAACTTGGCAAATAGTTAATTCCACTTGCATAACCTCTCAAATAGTTAGTTCCACTTGCGTGTCCATATAATGCACTAACAGCACCTAAATTCCCAACTGCTTGAACGTTTATAGTTACGTTTTTGTGAGTAGGAACAGAATTTATTTTCTTTTTAATTTCATCTAAGTTCCTAATAGTTCCGTCTTTATTCACTTGCACTTGTACCGGATTTCCGTTAAGGTCTGATATAGTTCCACTTAAATTACCTGCCTTATCTGCTGTAAAGCCAAACTGTTCTTGCAAAATTCTCATTTGTCCTACATTTAATTTTGTAGTGCTTGAAAAAGTGCTTGTCATATTTAAAAACTCTGCACCCATTTGTGTTTGAGTAAATTGAGTTGTTTTCATTAATTCTTGCAATTTCTTTTTACTAGCTTCTGTACTTGCGTGTATTTCTCTTGTTTCATTATCATAACAAGCTATAACCTTACCTGTATTTTCATCAACAACTTGGAATACTTGCTTTGTTGTGCCTGTTGTAGTATCAAGCACCTCATTCCACCCTGTTTCATTTAAGGTGTACATATCTGAATGATATTTTTGCCAATTAGTTAAATCTTGTTGCAACTTTTTATCGTTATTAGTTAAGATTTCGCCTGAAATTTCGTCTATTTCTTGTGCTATTTGTGGGTATTTTTCTTTGACAGCTTCTAATAAATCGTTGTAATGTTTTTTCGCATTTTCAATGTCTTTATCTCTTGTTTCTTCCATTAGCTTAATATTTTTTTCTGCTTCTTCTCTTTCTGCACCTGATAATTTTTGTGCATTTTCTTTCGCTAATTCGATTTTAGTATCCCATTGAGCTTTAATATCTGCTATTTCTTTATCTGCTTGTGCTTTCTTTTCTTTTATCAAATCGGACTGACCTTTTAAATCAAGATTTCCCATTTCATTTATAAATTTTTTCTTCATATATAGTAAATCTTCTTGTGTTTTAGCTGAACCATTTAAGTTTATTTGCCACGCTTCTTTGTTGATTTCGTTAAGCCTTTTGTTTTCTTCTTTTGTTAGGTTTCTTTTTTCATCATAAGCCTTTTTAAGAATAGCATTTTTTTCGTTTTCTAATTCTTGTAAATGTTGTATTTGTGTTTGATTATCTTTTAATAACCATTGTACTGTCTTTTCTTCTTCTTCTGTTAATACTCCATCCCTACTAAAAGCCTGTCTTGTCGCTTGTTCGATTTCTTGTCCTTTTGCTTGTAAAGTTTTAATAGCTTCATCAATGCCCTTTGATATATCTGTTGAAATATTATCAAATTTACCGACTTTAAAATCTGACTTACCTAATCTCTCTAATTCTAAAGCTAAACGCCCTGTACTTTCTCTTGCTATTCCTACTTTCTTTGCAAATTCTGTGGATAAATGCCCTGTTTCTGAAAATTTATATCCCTGTTCTTCAAGTTCTTTAGTAGATTTCTTTGTCGTTCCTGTTAATAAATTTATCCATTTATCCCATAGAGTTACTTTATCTTGTGCGTCTAAAATAGTTTTATTTCCGTCTGCTAAAACACTATTCCACGTTGCAAAAGCAACAGTACAAGCCCCAATCACTCCTGCCATTCCTAATACTGCAGGATTAAATAGGTTAATTCCTTTAGTAGTTAAGCCTACTGCACCACCTAATTTTTCCATAGCACCTGCTCCACCCTCTGCAACTTTCATAAGTGGTGTAGCTGTCATTTTCCCTAAAGCTAGGTTAATACCAACAATAACAGCTTTGAATTTATTAAGCATACCCATTGCCTTAAATACAACCCCTAACCCTGCTGTTAGTCCTGCTAAGCCTACTATTATTTTTTTAAAGCCACCATCAAGATTTCTTAACCAACTTAAAAATGCTTTTCCGTTTTCCATAATTTTTAAAAGTATAGGTAAAAATTCAACTGCTAACTCTCTAGCTACATTAGAGAATTGATTTTTTAACATTTTTAGCTTACTTTCTGTTGTTGCATATCTCTTTTGTGCTTCTGTTTCTAATGCTGTATTTTCTTCCCACGCTCTTTTTGACAAGTTCAGGTTCTTTGTTAATTCTTTGTGTCCTCCTGCAAGTCTTAATACTGTATCTCTTAATCTAACTTCTTTAATTCCTAAAGTATCAAGTACAGTCGTTATATCTTGCCCACTATCTTTCATTTTGCCTAAGCCCTCTACTACAAGTCTTAAAGCCTCTGCAGGATTGTTCTTTACAACTTCTCTAAATTTATCGGCTGTTAAGCCTGTTATATTAGCAAAATTATGTAGTTGATTTCCACTTTCTCTTGCCATTTTCTGAATTTCTTTATCGGTTAGTCCTGCTTCTTTACCCATTTTTCTAAATTCTTCGCCTGTACGACCACCTGCTCCTAAAACTTTCATCATAAACTTGCCCATAGCAGTTCCACCTTTTTCAGAAGCTATACCGACACTTGTTAAAGTTGCTGAAATACCTGCTATTTGATGGTCTGTTAATTTAAAGTTAGCACCCATACCTGCTAAACTGTGCATCATACTTACGATGTCTGCTTCTGTTGTGGCTGTATTGTTACCTAAATCAACTATTGTACTTGCTAACCTGTCTATATTTGACTTGTCCATTCCTGTAATATTTGTGTATTGTGCTAATAATTTCGCTGCCTCATCACTTGCTATATTTGTACTGTCGCCTAACTTAATCATAGTTTCTGAAAACTTTTCTAGGTCATTAATACCAATACCTAATTGCCCTGCCATTTCCATAACTTTTGCTATTTCGTTGGCTGATTGTGGCATACGTTCTGACATTGATGTAATAGTCTGTTTTAACTTTTCAAATTGTTGGTCTGTTGCGTCAACAGTTTTTCTTACACCTGCAAAAGCACTTTCAAAAGCAATAGCCTCTTTAATACCAAAGCCTGTAAATAATAAAGCAGGTGCTGACATCTTCAATAAAGTATTACCTACTTTGTTGTACGCTTCTGCTGTCTTTTGCAACTGTTCTCTATATTCTTTCATACTACTTATTTGCTTTTTGATAGCGTCTTTTTTATATTCTTCATTTACAAAACTTAAACTTGTTTTGTGATTTTTTAATTGCTCGTTAGCTAAATTTAATTGCCTTTTATAATCATCAGTTTTTTTAGTTAATTTTGCTATATTGTTTTCGTGTTTTTTAATATTATTTGTTAATTTATTTTCTAAAGTTGCTCTATCTCTTAATTCTGTTTTTAATGCTTTATGTCTATTCGCATTTTCTTGCATACTTTTAGATAGATTTTTTACTACTGCTTCTTGCTTTTTCATTTCTGCACTAGCTTTTTCGTATGCTTGACTTTTTTTACCCTCTAATTTTGCAACTTCTTTTTGTCTATCATTTAAAACTTTTAGCTTTTTATTTTCTTCATCATAAGCCTTAATAAGTTGTTTTTTCTCACTATAAATACTTTTAAATTCTGACCTTACATTTTTTAAGACTTCTTGATTTTTTGTGTATCCGTCTTGTAATTTCTTTAAGCTGTCTTGCGTTTCTTTTAATGCTCTTTTTTCATTTGTTCTTTCTTTAAATGTTTCCTTTAAAGCTGTATTAATGCTCTTGATTTTATCTTCTGATATTTTTATAGCTTTTGAGTAATGGTCTAATGATTGTTGTAAAGTTTTATAACTGTCGCCCTGTTTTTTTAATGTATCTTGACTAACTTTGTATGCTCTGTCAAGTGCTGTTAATTCTTTATTAAGTTTTTTAATCTTATCACTCGCATTATCTCTAGCTTCTATATCGACTGTTAATTTTTTAGCCATTATTCAAAATCATCTCCTAACCCTATCATTGTAGTTGTGTCTTTTTCTTCTTTACTTTCTTCGCTCTTATTCATATCAGAATGTATGTTAAGCATTTTTAAAACTGTTCTTAAAGTTGCATTAAAAAATTCATATTCTCGCTTGTGCAAGATAACAGTATAAAAGTAAAATAAAAAGTCAACATCTATCTCTTGCTCTTCTTCTTCTTTTTTTTTAAAGGTATTGTCAGTTCTTCTTCTTTGTCATTTTCTAAAACACATTTACTAAAACAAATCAAAGTTAAATCTGACAAACTAATTATTATATTCATTTTATCTTTTTCGCTTAAATTATATACAAACTCATCTAATATCTTGCCTTTTTTATTTCTTAACATACAAGCTATTAAATCAAGCATATTATCAACTTTATATTGTAAAAAGTTAGATACATCTTTTGTTAGTCCTCTACCTGTATGCTTTTGATAAACTCTAAAACTTTCCATTGTGCAATTTAAAATATATTCTCTATTTTTCCATAAAACTTTTAAGCTGTTATCTTGTATTTCCATTTCTTTCTCCTAACCTATTTAAAAAATTATAAAACAAATAGGGGGATGTTATCCCCCATTTATTAAGGTGTTAATATTTTCTCTTTTGTTCCTAAAACTGCTCTAAAGAATTTTGTTACAACATCAGGTTTTAATTTATCTTCATTACTTGTAATAAATCTGCTTATTGTTCCGTCTGTAACAGGTAAAGCCTTACCTTTCAATTGATATTTACTAAATTCTATGTTTCCTGTTTTAGTATTATGAGTTCCACCCTCTGCAACTAATTTACAGTTGTAGAAAACTCCAAAGCCTTTACTTCCGTCAGAATAAGCAAACTCAAATAAGACAGCAACCGAATTTTGACTATCTTCTGAATTTACTGTTACCCCTCCATTTTCTATTGAGCTTCCCTGTAACATATTTTGTATCTTTGGTAGATATTCTGCAAAAGTTAAAGTTAAGTCATAGGATACAGGCATTGAAATTGTAGTATCTTGAATATCATCTGAATATGCTTCGCCACTCGCATACTGTGGTGTATATTGAAAACTCTCAACACCTTTTACAAATACAGGCTCTGCATAAGTTAAAGCTGTTCCGTCATCTTTAGTTAATAAAGCTATATGAACGTTTTTGACCCCAAAAGGTCTTTTTCTGTTTGATTGAATTGCCATATTTTTATTCACTCCTTATATATTTTTTTGAAAAAGTAAAACAAGTGTTATACCCTTTTACTTCTCGTTCTGTGCCAATGTACACAATGTTTTTAAATTTTAATTCTCTTAATTTTTCATTAATCAAATTATTTGTATCAATGATGTTGTCAGGAAAATAAACATTTATTATAAAATCAACTTCCACAACATCAACAAACTCATCAGAAATCTCACTATCTTCTGCTGTATAAAAATATCTAATACTTTTTGATAACTCTGTTTCTTTTTCCAAATAAAAAGTTGGAAAGCCTGTTAGTTCTTCCAACTTATCAAAATCATTTTTAACTTGTTTAAAGTAACTTTCCAATTTTGCCCTCCAACTCTTTTAATAATTCTTCTTCCATTTTAGACTTGTTTTTTGCGACTGACCTATCAAACCAACCTTTATGCTTGTCTATATACTTATTTGTTGGTTTTCCAAAATACCATAAATGAAAGCCATAGTTATTGAACCATATACCTTTCCATTCGTTCCAATCGGCGTGAGCGTCATCAAAGCCAACTTTAACAACCTTTAATTTTTTAGTATCAACCTTTGTATAAGTGCCTATCTTTTCTCTCGCTGTTCCACTTCGTTTTGGCACGTCTTTTTTGATTTCACTTTCTAACTTTTTACCTGCTTTCATTATGCTTTCTTTCGGTAAAAGTCCTGTATTTTCTATTTTAGTTAAATCATCAATTAAGCTTTCTAGTCCGTTAATCTTTAGTTTCATTTACAAACTCTCCTCTAACTTCCAAAATGTTATCTTCAAGTCTGTTGACATACTTAATATTAAATTCTTTTTCTTCAAAGATTAATTTACAAGAAAAGTCTAAATTCTTTAGTGCTTTTCTATCTCTTACAAAAAAAGTAATCTTTTGTATATTACTTTCTTTTTCAGTTGTTGTATATTCATTTCCATAAGCATATTTTAATTTTGCTCTAGTATCGACAAAAACAGTCTTATTTTTAATCGGTTTTCCGTCTTGGTCTTTCTCTATTCCTGTACTCTTTACATTTAAAATCAGCCTTATTTTTTCTTTAAATTCGCTAGTCTTAAACTTCAACCTGTAATTTCTTTCATCATAACTCATTATCGCACCTCATTTTTATCGAACATTTTTTGGATTTTTAAGTGTTTTCGTTTTGTTTTTTTAACTATATTTTAATTGATTGATAATGCTCTGTAATGAATTATTATTCTTTAAATTACTATTATTTTCAAACGTTCTTTCACGTTCAATATAATGAAAGTGTACGAAAAGAGAAATCGCCAATAAGTAAAGTTTACTTTCTTTTTTTGTATCTTCGACACCTGCATTATGCAAATATTCTTCGCCACTTTCTATAAGTGCTTTTATTAAGTTGTCATCATCTTCAAAATCAACATTCAAATAATTCTTTACTATTTCTAATTTCTCTATATCGTTCATCTTTTATTACCTACTAACTATGCTTGTGTAAATTCGCCTTTAACTAATGCTTCTTTATCGAAAGCCTTAGTGTCAAATCTCATTCTTGACTTGATAGAAATTTTATCATTTACCCATTTAACTAAATCAGTCATTTCTATACTTCTTCCCTCACGTTCAAAGTGTGTAATAGCTTCATCTAATGAACCTATATAGAATGGAACCTTTTTAGCTTTTACAGGTAAAACTTTATCAGTTACTACAATTACTGTATATTTGCCCTCTAAAGTTTTTACGTTAGGGTCTGTAATATGATCTTTTAAAATGTATCTATCTTGTTTATCTTTTAAAGTATCTAACCAATTATATCCTGATTGATTAGTTAAGATAACTGTTTTAGATAATAAAGCTGGGTCAATTTTAGTATTTAAAATTGTCTTAATATCATCATAAGTTCTAATTGCTACAGGTGTTGTTGCTATTGTATCTGCAACTGTTAAAATCGCTTTATTTTCTGTTGCAACTTCTTTTTTAGCTAACCAATTTACAAGATAGTTTTTGATATTTTCTTTTGTATCTTCTAAAAGTTCTCTAGTAACGTCTAATACTCCACCATATTTAACAACTTTGTAATCAACTGTTTCAAATTCAGGGTTAGCTACATCAGTAAATAGTCCACCTTCTTCGATTGAAGCAAAAGGAACACTATCGGCGTTCTTTTCAATTACTCTTGAACCTGTTAAAGTATTTACTTTTTCTACTCTTACATACTTTTTCAAAGAGTTCAACTCTCTTTTTCTTTCGTTAATTTTTGTAGAAATATCTTTAGGAACGATTAAGCCTCCGTCTTTGTCAATGCTTTCTTTCATTTCGTTTGTAAACTCAACTTTTCCTGATTTTACATAGTCTAAAAATCTGTTTTCGATTTCTCTTTCTTTTTCTTCTTCAGTCTTTTCAACTGTTTTACCAACTTTGATATTGCCTTTATCTTCAATTACCGTTCCATTGTTAAGTACTTCAAGTTTTTCAAGTTCTTCAAGTTCTCTTAAATTTTCTTCTTGTACTCTTAAATTTTTGATTTCATTTAAAATCTCTTTTGCTTCTTCAACTTTACCTGTTGAATTTAAAACTCTTGCTTGGGTTTTCTTTTCTTCGATTAAATTTAAAATTTCTTTTAAAGTCATTTCTTACCTCCAATATTTTTTTATTTATAATTAAGCTAGTTCAATTTCTAACTCAATATCTTCGTTATTTTGTTGTTGTTCCTCTTTCTTTTCTTCATTATCTTCTTCAACAACAATGTTTTTGAAAATTGCTGACGCTTCTTGTCCGTTCATAGCTTTTTCATTTCTCATTACTTCTTTTAGTTCATCTCTTGAAATATTAGAAAAACTTTCGTAAATATCTAAAATACTTTCTTCTGTCTTGTCTAACGTTTCAATAGTCTGTTTCAAGTCATCTGCATTGCCATAAGTCATACATAAAGGTTTATGTATTAAAAAAAGACTTCCTTTTTCCATAACAATTTTTTCACTCGCCATAGCTATTACAGTAGCTATTGAAAAGCAAAATCCTTGTATATGAACAGTTAAGTCTTTTAGTTTCTTTAACTCGTTATACATTGCCAATCCACAGTTTACATCTCCCCCATAACTTGCAATATACAAGTTTACAGGTTTTTCTTTGTCAATCTCTTGTAGAATATCTAGTAATGATGTTGGAGAATTTTCCCAATCGGATATATCGCCATAGATATAAATATCATTACTCTTATTCTCGATTATTGACGTCTTGTTTTGTATCTTCAACTTGTTTCGTTCCTCCTCTCTCAATTTCTTTTGTGCTTTTATATTGATTACCGACTTCGGTAATAGGGATATAATTTCCGTTACAAATTAAGGTATCTCCTCCGTCAACGCTGTCTAAATCTAAAATCTCTCTCGCTTCATTAGGTAAATAAATAGCGTTATTTACTCCGTCTTTTAAAACTTCCATTTGTTCCTTAGCATTAAGTCTTAAAATAGCTTTTTCATTAAATTTAAAACTAGCATTTTCAATGTCCATTAATTTATAATTCAATTCTTCCTCATAATGTTTTAAAATATACATTAAGGTATCAATATAAAAACTCGTATTTTGAAATTCTATGTCATTCTTTCCTGAATAATCATTTAAGAAATAAGGTTTTATACCAAAAAGACTTGCTATTTGATTACTTAAAAACTTCTTATTTTCTAAAAATTGAGCGTCATTCAAGTTGATATTTAAAGGTTTTAACTCCATTGATGGATTTAGAGGAATAATATTATACATATTTTCTTTTCTGCCGACATAAGTTTTAATCATTTTAGCCATTTTCTCAACTGCGTCAGGTTTTAAATCTGATGTATAATTCAAAACTGCTTTACCTGTCATTCCATTTTCAAACAATGTTTTCAAATACTTTTCGCCCTCTTTTGATGTTGAAAGCAAATCGTATAATTGTTCTTTAATTGACAGTCCTGTAATTCCGTTTGTACTTATTGACGTTCTAAAATGTAGTATCTCATCACTTGAAAATATATAAATTTTGTCATCTCCTCTGTACTTGTAAAAAACTTTGTTTCTTTCAGGAGATAACACTTTTTTATTGTCGATTACAACTTCTACGTTGTCATTATCTAAAATATACATTCCGTCAAGAGTATATTTTTTCTTTCCGTCTTTCAACGTTTTCTTTTTGAAATCAAGATAAATATAACAGTTCCCATAATGGTTTCTTCTTGTTTCGACATCACACCAAAAAGCTGTTGCCGTTGAAAAGCTGTTTGGTCTTTCTGCCAACACTTTCAAATACTCGTGGTCTATTCTTCGTTTCCCCCCTTTAGCTGTACGCTCGTATGCTTTTAAGGGTAATTTCGCCAAACTCTCTGATAGTATCTTCATACAAGTATAGTAGGTGCTTTCAGAAAATGGATTGTTATTTTCTCTTTGATTTTCTAAAAGCCAATCTAAACCAACAACCTCATTTTTTACAACTTCATTATCGCTTTTTGTTTTCCTATTAATTTCTATATTTGTAAAAGGTATTCTCAACTTTACACCTCCTCTGCATTTTTTCCTTATCCACTTTTTCTATCCAACAAAAAAAGACTGCAAATAAATGCAATCTTTCTTTGAATGGTTAGTTTTCTATACAAAAGGGGACTTTATGAAAAAATCATTACTAAACTACGTTTTTTCATACTAACATTATATCACGTTTTACCCCCTTTAAAGTGCAATAAAAGTGCCTTTTTAGTGCCATTACATCAAACATTTCTTAATTTTTATCATACCTGCTAATTTTATTCTTTTTAGTTGTCTTTCAGAATAATACAAACTATGTGTACTTATCCAAGTCAAGCTATTTTCATTCAGGATATTTTCTTCAATAACTATTTTTTCATTAGTTGTTAAAGTTTCAAAGGCTTTAGTTAGTATAGCATACTCTTTTTCTAACTCTTTTATCTCTTTTTTTAGTCTATCTTTTTCATCAATAAAACTAGCTATTTTATTTTCTCTTGCTGTGCAATCTCCTCCCTGTGTTCTGAAAGGGTCTGTACTCAATCCTCCGTATTCTACCTTACTTTCAATCTTTTTTAGTTTATCTTGTTTATTTACTATTTGACAATCAATGATTTTAAATTGCTTAAATCTTTCTATTGCTTTTCGTAAATTCTCATCTCTTTTCTTTTTACTCATAACTAAAATGCTCCTGTACTACCAAAGCCACCACTACCACGTTTTGTATCGTTGCTAATATCCTCCGTTTGCTCCAAAAATACCTCTGTTTTTTTCATTAAAACAATCTGTGCTATCTTCTGTCCTGCTTCAAATTCTACTCCGTGTTGGTTCAAATTTTGCATTACGACTTGCACCTCTCCTCGATAGTCGCTGTCAACTGTTCCAAAGTGAACTAAAACACCTTTTGCACTAATTGAGCTTTTAGGTCTGACTTGTGCTTCTATATGTTTATCTAATTCAAGATATAAGCTAGTTGGTATTAGCTTAACTTGATTAGGTAGTAACTTAAATGGTCTAGTGGTTTTTAAGTCATAACCACTGTCTGTATCGTGTCCTTTAATTAAATCATAACCGCATTTATATTTCATTTTGTTTCTCCTGTTCTGTAATATATTTTTCTAATAATTCTTCTGCTTTTTTAAAATTTAGTCTTACAACATTTTTTATAATATCTCTTAATGTTAAATTATCAAAATTTTCAACAACCTTTGACAATACAATTTTTGTAGCTTCACTAAAATAATACAACGGTTCTACATTCGACTTGAAATTTTGCAAATAATAAAGTGCTTTTTTGTAATCTTCTAGTCCGTTCTTTTTATCTGCTCTAAATAAATATTTAATAACATTTCCTATAACGAACCCTTGATAAGCATTCAAATGTCCGTCTGTCATAATTATTTTTATAATATCAAGCACTTCTAAATTAATGCTTAATTGATAGTGTTTTGGATGTTCTACGTTACTCATTTTCTTTACCTCTTTCTATTTTGTATTTTTCTTTTTATAAAATCTATAAATTCACTATTTTCGTAAATGTATTCTCCAATAATGAATAATGCTTCCAAAAAATATAGTATTAATAATATAGTTGTTATTGTTAAGACTGTTGCTAAAAATATTATACCAATCATCTTATTTAACTCCTTTTTCGTTTCTAAATAATAAATCATTTATCAGTAATCTTATACGTTTTACTTTTTCTTTATTGTGTTGTCTTGAATTGTATTGTATTGCTCTACTTGTGTAATCTTCTTTAAGTGCTTTCAAAAGTTCTATTGCTATATCTATATCTTTTTCAAGTTTTTTATCTATCATTTTCTAACAACTCCTTATTTTCGTATATATTTCCAATGATTTCAAAATTTCCAAAATCTAAATCATCAAAAGTACATTCATAATTTTCCAATTCTCTTTCTGTAAAACCATCTCCTCCTACAAAATTATCTAATGTAATACAATTTCCTTTTTTCACAACAATTGCTACATTAAGTCCGTCAACACTTGTCAACCCACCTTCAAAGTCATAAAAACCATATAAATCAGGGAATTTTACAATATCGCCTATAAATATTTCTATACTTTTTTTATCTTTATATCCTGTTGATTGCATTATTTCAACATCTGAAAATTTCATAAAAAAAGAATTGCCATTATGTTCTAATACTCTAATTCCTTTTAAGAAAAAATCTATAACATCTATTTTAAACATCTCTTCATTAGCTTTATCCCAAGCTCTAAATTTTAAATTATTCATTTTTAAAAAAATTTCCCTCCGTTCATAACATATCTTTTAACAATTTCATTAGCTGTTTTTTCTGTTAATGTTGGTATATTTTCTCCTAATTCCTCTAACTCATCATCTGTTAGCTTTTCAACATCTATTTGTTGTAATTCTTTAATTAAATTATCTATGTTCATTATTCTTGCACCTCCACAACATCAACTTTTTCTAACTGTCTAAATTTATAACAATAATTAAAATAATCATTATATCCTGATAAATTCCAAAGTTGTGGTATTTTTCCATTTTTTATTTTAAAAAATAAATTTCCGTTTTGTATTTTATAATAAACATTTCCGTCTGTATAAATAGCATTTTCCTCCCAACCTAAAAAGTCTGTTAATGTTATAGGTTGTTTTAGATATTCTAACGCTTCATCAAACTGTTTTTGCTTAAAATCTCTATAAAAAAGCCTATTTTCTTCAATAATTTTAATTGCTTCTTCTCTATTCATAAACTACCTCGCTTATTGTTTTAATTTCAAAATTCAAATTACACGTGTCAAGTATAATATCTTTTAATTCTTGCAAAAGTTCTGTATCTTTTTCAAAATCATACTGTGTGCTAGTTATAACTTTTGCTCTCCCTTTTGTTTTTATGCTATTAATTTTAAAATCTTCTATGCTATTAAAACTTAATGACATATCTTCTGCTGAACAATGAATAAAGTTTTTTATTCCGTTTTCGCTTATAATACCTTTAAATTCAACGTTTACACTTTGTATTTCTCCATCTAAAAAATAGATTTCATAGTAACTATATTGCGTAAAATAAAGTGTTGTTTTTACGTTTACGACATAGTTATTATCTTGCTTGACCAATTTTAAAGTTCTTTTCATTTCGTTTTTTAGTAAATTACTATCTAAATAACAATTTACGTCAAAATCTGCTCTAATATTCATTTTCTATCCCCTTTTCCATTTCCTCGATTTTTCTTCTTACAACATTTTCCTCTAAATTCGCATTTCTTAATAAATGCTTGATATACTCGTAAAATTTTTGATATTTAATTGCTTTACTTTTCCAATCTGTTTGTAACTTCAATTCTTTGTTTATATACATTTCAGGAAAAATATTGTTTTGCTTTTCAAAACGTGTTATCAACATATCCTCTATCAACTTTCCAATTTTTTCGTATGCTTCTTCAGTTGTTAAGCCACTTTCTTTTATTTCTTTTAAAAATTCTTGATGTTGTTCAGGAGAAAAAGTATTACTAGCAAATTGTTCTATGCCGATATAATAATCTCCGTTTTTAATTATTTTCATTTTTTATCTCCTATTATTCAAAAATTTCATAACTATATTCTTCAAAGTTTACTTCGCTTAATTCTAAATTAGCAAATTCATTTTCAACAAAAGTTTTTTCATCTTCGCAAAATTCTTCGTATTCTTCTTCGCTTAATTCAATTTCTTTTGTTCCTATAATTTCAATGCTTAAAATCATATTATCCCCCTTATCTATTCCATTTCTGTAACTGTTATTACGATTTTATCAACATCAGAAAATACCTTTTGTGACTTCATTTCAACAACTTGACAATCATCAAAAAAAGCAATTTTATTCAGTCCGTCTAGTATTGCTTTTTCTAAATTGTCAATATCAGGTCTTTGAGTGTGATAATCTTTTTTACAACTTTTCGCCTTTTTAAAACAAAATAACAAATCTAGCTTTACAGCACCTTTCAAAATCAAGTTTTTATAACGTCTTTTCCACTCATAAGCTATCATATTTTCAAAATTTCTTGTCTTTACTGGTGTATATACAAGCCTTTTTCCACAAAGTCTTGGTCTTTCTTTTGGAAATGGTCTTGCATTTATTTCTAAGTTATACCTATACATTGTAACCCCCTTTTAATCGTAAAATTTACTAGCTATTTTTAATTAGAATATGTTTTTAATATAATTACATACCTTACATATCTTAATTAAAATTTAAGCCATTTTTTTAGTTTTTAATGTTCAATGATTTTTGATTATTATTACTCAACCTGTAATTTCTTTCTGTATCTCTTTTGATGTTACATACAAAGCCTTTTGATTTTTCAACAATTCTACTGCCTATTGATTGTGATAGTTGTAAAATTTCACTTGATAGCATTTCACTTGAAATAATTGTTTTTTTACTGTTCCTGTATCTATAATCAATTATTTCAAAGGCTTTTTCAATTTCAAAGTCCGTTGCCTTTCCGTGTAGGAAATCATCAAGATATAAAACTTCTGTATGCTTAAAGGTTTCAAAATCAAAAAATGTTGGTCTGCCACTAAATCCGTTTTTTAAATCACTCATCAAATCTCGCCAAGATACAAACTTAACTGTTGCCCCTGACATCAAAAGTCTTTCACTTATAGCTGTGCAAATATGCGTTTTTCCACTCCCTATCTGTCCACCTATAAAGAACCAATCATTAGTTGGTACATTCTCTTTTGCTTTTTCTAACACTAACTTTGCATATTCTTTGCTTGTATCAAAATTCTCAAAAGTGAATTTTCCAAAGTTATCTTTTAGTCCACTTTGTTCCTTGCTCTGTTCTGCTTGTAGTCTTTCTACACAATCGCATTGTTGTAAAACTATATCAAACATATTATTTCTAAAAACTTTTACAGCTACTAAGCCTTTGTTTTTGCATTTCTCACAGAAAAAACTGTAATCTGTATTTCCTAGCTTCTTGTTATAATTTTTTACTTGAATATCCGTTATCTTTTCATAAGTTCCGTCAAAGTATTTGTCCATTAAATCAACTCTCCATAGTTTTTAAATTCGTTTGTATCTTGTTTTTGTGTTGTTCTGTTGTTGTAGTTTCCCTCCATAACTTTTGCAAAATTACTAGCATTAATGAACCAATCAAAAGTTATAGTCCAATTATTTTTATTTTTTCCACAAAGAAAATCACTATTGCTTATGCTTTTTAAAACTTCAAAAAACTTTTCTTCTCCAACTTCTTCAATTCTTGCTTTTAAATGTTTACTTCTAGTTGAATTATTTTTTATAAAATTCACTTTTGGTATGTTTTCTGATAGATCATTCCACAAATTACATACGAGAGTATATAATATATTGTTATCATTGTTATCATTGTTATCATTGTTGTTTGTTATTTTTTGTTTTCTTTCTGTTTTATTTTTGTTTTCTTTCGGTGTTATTTTGGTGTTACTTTTATCTTCTTTATATTCTTGATAATCGCTGTAATTTACAATGGTATAGACTGTTTTTTTAGTGTCGCTTTTGTAGTCGAGCATTTTTTCGCACTTTAGCTGTTGAAAAAAATACTTTACTTTGCTAATACTCCAACCCCACCTTTCTCCCAATTGTCGTAAAGATGTTATTTTTTGACCTCTTTTTACTTCTATCGTTTTGCCATTAAATAGTGTTGTTTTATCTTCGTGATTAGCTATTAAAAGTAAATCTATCCACGCTTGACCTCTGCTAAATGGTTTATCTTCCCATAAGAAATTATCAAGTATTTTTCTATGAATAGTTATCCAACCCTGTTGCATTTTTTATCCCTCTTTTTCTAGTTTTCTGCCAATTTTTTCTGCCCTCTTTTTTAATTTTTTTATATTTTTTTCTGTTGATTTTCGTTCTAATCTTTCGTTAGTTCTAACCATTTCATTAAATAACAATTCTTGTAAAATTTTCTTTTCAAAATCTGTTAAAGATGGTGTATGTCTAACTTTAAAAGACAAGTTTTCAAAAATTTCTGTAAATGTCTTTCTAACTATATCAATTTTCATATCCTAACTCCTAAAATGGTATATCTTCGTTATTCGTTTCTTCATAAGGTAAATCAAATTGTCCGAAAGGTTGTGTATCTTCTGTTGTGTTGTTATTAGCAAATTCAAGTATCTCTGCTCTATTTACTAAAATGTCTGTTGTGTATCTTTTTGAGCCATCTTCTGCTGTAAAGTTACCTGTTTGAATACTGCCCTCTACTAATATTTTTCTGCCTTTACCTGAATATTTATTTATCGTTTCTGCTAGTTTATTCCAAGCTACACAATTTATGAAATCTGCTGTTGGTTGTCCTTTTGCTTCTGCTTCTTGTTTCTTTTCTTTTGACATTCCTCTATCTACTGCAAGTGTTAACCTACAATATGCTTTACCTGTTTGCGTATATCTTATTTCTAAATCTTTTGCTATTCTTCCTGTTAATATAACGTTATTCATAATTTTTATCTCCTATCTTTATTTCAAATTTTTGTCAAAAACAAGTTTTGTATAATATTCAAGTGCTTTATCGTATCTATCTGTTGTTAAATCTTTAATCTTTTGTAATTCTTCTGTTGTGTTTACACCTGCACTTTCGATTAAGTTAATCAACGTTTCTTTTTGTTCTGTACTAATTAAATTTTGTTGTGGTGCTTTTTGTTGTGCAGGTTGTTTAGTTGGTTGTGTTGTTTTTGTATTTTTGTTTGCTTGTTGTTTTGGTGCTAAAGTATAGCTATCTTTATCAGGGTCATCTTCTGTTGGTATGCAAAAGACTTGAAATAAAGCGTATTTATAAGCTATTGACATTGCTTTATTCATTCCTTTATCGCCACTATCCATAGCCTCTCCAACAACTTTCACGACTATATTTGAGCCATCTTCGGCATAAAAAGTAAATTTAATAGTTGCTATTGTATAAATTATTAATCCACCATTTTTAGATGTTCTTTCTTCTCTTTCAAAACTTTCAACTTCAGGAGTAACAAAAATATTATTTTTTGACAAAATAGGGTGCATTGCATTCATTACATCATCAATCCCCCTAAACTTAAACTTTTGGAGTTGGTTGTAGTTATCCTTGCTTATGGAATTAACCTCATTCATAGCTTTGATTATATTTTGATATATTTTTTCTGCCATTATTTTATCCTCAAACTTTCTCCCTGATGTATTTCACAACCTTTAACATCAACATTATTCTTTAAATCATTTAATATAGCTTTTTTGTCTATTTTAGGTTCTTGCTCTATTAAATATTTTTTGTCTATCAACTTTTCATCAAGTATATTTACACCTGCAGGATTGTTTTGTATATTTAACTTAAATAAGCCTAAATCGACCTTTTTTTGCCCTATTTTATTCATTTCAGTATATAAGTATTCTTTTATACTTTCTTTTTGATTTTCAAGTGTTTTTCGTCTTTCTGATAGTCTTTTTTCTTCTGCCTTAAATCCGTCTATATCACTATCAATATTTTTAATATACTTAACTAAATTTAAAGCCTTTTCGTTAAATTCTTCTTTGATTTCATTAAGTCCGTCTAGTAATACTTGTTTTATATTTTCATCTGCATTATCAAGTAGTAATTCTAAATTTTGGTATCTTTCAGTAATTTCATATAGTTTTGCCATTGTTCCCTCCTGATTATTTTTCAAACTTTCTTAATTTTTCTACTATTCTTTTTCTTATATTTTGAACAAAAGCCATATTTACATAGCCGTTTTTATAGTGTGAATTTTCTCTATGATTTATCCATAATTCCTTTAAGTCATTTTCGACTATGCTTTCAATAGTTTCTTTTAGTTCTATTTCTCTTTTTGTCATAATTACCACCTTTATTTTTTAAATTTATACACCACCATAATTAAATACTTGTTATCCTCATTAGGTTTTAAATTTTTACGTATGCTAACAACTTCTATATTTTTATCACTTAAACATTTTTCGACATCTTTTTCTAATGTTTCTAAATTTTCATTTTCAAATAAACCGATATAAGTATCTGACATATCAAATCTCCTGTTCTATTGTTTTCAACATCTCTTTTAAAATACGTTTTTGTCTTTTAAATTCTGCTTTATTAATTCTAGTGCCTTTCATAGTCAAGCATTGCTCTTTAACTTTTCTTGCTGTCAAAACAAAATCATCCATATTCTTTGAAAAGTTTTCTATCTTGTTCATAGCTACACCAACAAAGACATAAAAGTAACCCCTATAAAAGCCACAGTCAAAATTTTATTTCTGAATTTTAATTCTTCTATTTCGCTTTGTAATGCTTTATTTTCGCTTTTTTCATACTTAGCTATATAAGTAGTTGTCTTTTCTGTTTTCGTTTCGTTTTGACGTGAATAATCAACATAGCTGTTATATTTTGTTGTATAGTTATTTAAGTTATCATAAGTTGCAATTTTCATTAGTGAATACCTGCCTTTCTTAATTGTTCGATTAATAGTTTTATTTGTTTTTTAACATACTTCATATCTCTATATTTTGACGTTTTTTTGCTTTCTATTCCATAAGGTATATAATCTGTTTGACTATTACAGTCAAAGCCTATTACACGTCTTTTATTGTGAATTTTGTTATAAGTTATTCCGTTGTGTACTTGTAATAAATCTAATGTTGATTGATATAACTCTTTGTCATCTTCTAAAATTACATTAGCATATAAATAGCCATATTCACTATGTCGCCCCATTTCATAAGTATAATCATTTAATTTACTTGTAAATCTTTGCCCTTTTGTCATATACTCACAATCTCTAATGTATTTTGTAAACTCACTTTTTACATAACTTTGAATGTTCATTTTTGCCCCTCTTTTTTTCTACATAACGCCATCAAAAAAATCTTTTGTGAATTTCGGTATGTTCTTTTCGTTTTTTGTGTTATAATAATGTTTGAAAAGGTAAAAGTGCATTAGTGGTTTTATCCATACAATATAGTTTTTCTTGTCTGGATTTATAAAACTTTCTCGTGGATAATAACCCTCTTTTACTTTTTCGTTAAATTTATGCAAGTGTCTTATAGCTGTTCTTGTTTGTTTGCCTATGATACAAGCAAGTTGCTGTTGGTTTATAAAAAGTTCTCCTCTGTTGTATAAATTTAACATTTCTTCTGTTGCGTGTCTTTTTAAAATTAAATCTAATTTTTTATTCATTTTCTCAACTCATTTCGGTTTTTGCTTTATTTTTTATTTTTCTTTTTCTAAAATTTCTTTCAAGTGGTTGTCCATATTAAAACTCTTTCGCTTTTCTAGTGTTAATTTTATCTCGCCAAATTTAAGATAAGGTCTTTTCTCTGCATAAACAACGTTGTTATAAGCGTTTGTGTTTTCTTCCCAACCATAATTGTTAATCAATATATTGATTAGGTTATATTCGTTCAAATCTCTATTTATAATTTCTTCTAAATAAGCAATTATTTTGTCTTTTTCTTTTATCTCTGCTTTTAGAGTTTCTACATAAGCATTTAAAAAAGTTTTCTCTAGTTTTCTTCTTTTAAAAAATCTTTCTAACATAAATCTACTCCATTTCTATTAATGGTAAATGTCCATTGTTTTTTTAAAATTTTGTGTATAAAAATTTATTAACAAAATATACTTGACCTTTACCTGTAACCATTGATGTTTTCTTTATTGTTGTACTTCCGTTAGGTTCGTTTATTACTCTTTCTTTTACTTTAAACAATCCTAACTCCATAGCTTTTTGTGTAGGTGTGTTATAACTATTACCTTTTCTTGATATAAGATAATTTTTATCTCTTAACCACTTAAAAAGTCTATTTTGTCCTATATCAATACCATTTTGTTTTAATATCTTTGCTAAATCTCCAACAAGTATATTTGTATGACTTGTTTCTACTGCGTTTGCAAATAACACTTTTGGTGCTTGTTCTTTGACTTGTAGTTCTAAAGAATGTATTTTTTTATCAGCAAGTAGCAAAGCTCTAGCCATAATTTTTTCAGGACTGTTAAAATCTTTTTCGACTTGGATAAAATATTGTCTAAATATTTTTCCTTTTTCGTTCCTTTGTAGCATACAAATTTCTTTTGCCATATCTAACTTAATTGCATGGTCTTGAATTTCTTGTCTTGCTTGGGCGTTAAAAACTTTACACCCTACATAATCAAGATTTTCTTCAAAGCCATATTTAAACATTCTATCAGTCCAATTAGAATACCTTTCAGTTATTTCTAACTTATGATGTAATTCTCTTAAACTTATAACTGGTTCTTGATTTTCATTAGTATTAATCGTTATTAATTCATTCATTTTCTCACTCTCCTTTACTATAAATTTTATCTACTATTTTTTTTGAACAATTAACACAACGTGCTGAAATTCCGTATAAATCAAAATTATCATCTTTTGCTAACTCTACTAAATCGACCATAATTTCTTCTCCACAATCACAACATTTAATAAATACGTTGTCATAGTCTATATCTATTCTGATGACTTTTCCTTTGATTTTTTTCTTTACATAAAACATTTTATTTCTCCTTTCTGTTTTTATTTGTATTAACTTGTTGTATTATATACAACATTTTAATTAAAAAAATATATATTGATTTCTGCTTCATCAATATTTAATTTTGAAATAAAAAGTTCTATTTCGCTTCTTTTAATTTCTTTTTTTCCGTTAAGAATTTTACTTAACCAATTTTGAGTTTTGCCAATGCTTTCTGCAAAATTCTTTTCTGAATTATATAACTCTCTTATTCTACCTCTTAATTTAGCATAATTCATTATTTTTCCCTCCTCTCTTTTATGATGTTTTGTTTTGTTTTAACCTGTTGTATTAGGTACAACATTATTATACTACCCAAAAATAACTTTGTCAACACTTTTTACAACTTTTTTTATAAAAAAAATAAAAAAATGTATATTTTTGCTAAAAATGTTGTATTTTTTATAAAAAATGTTGTGTTTATAATTGACAAATTTAATTTTACTTGTTATAATACAATTAATCATTAAGGGAGGTTATTTTTTATGAAAGAAGATTTTAAGAAAAGATTACAAATGGCTTTAAATGAAAGACATATTACTCAATCTGAATTAGCAAGAAAATTGAATATTCATAGAGCTACAATAAATAATTATATAACAGGAAAACACGAACCTGATAGAGATAGAATAGATAAAATTGCAAAATGTTTACAAGTCAATCCTGCTTGGTTATTAGGTTATGATGTTGATATAGAAATAGATAATAATAGAGAAAGTTTTGATACTCCTCAATTCAAAATACTAGCTAGAAATTTTGAAAAGTTAAACGAAAAAGATAAAGATACTATTATTAAAATGATAGCTGTTATGATTGATGAGCCTGATGATAACCCTATAAAATAA